GGAAGGTCCGACCCTACCGTCAGCAGTTCGTTGCTGATGACGGTGGTCGGGGCGTTCTCGTTGTCTGGAACGAAGGTCGGAACCCACAGCAATAGTGAGTTACGGACTTCGTTCCACTGGGAGACCAGCTCAGGCAACGGCTTGCGTACTGGGGCGGCGGATTTCCACCGCCTCAGAAGCTGCCGTCGCGTGTCGGCTAGGCGACGCGCCACCTCATGGATGGGAGGGTAGCGAGAGCTACCCTCGTCGGGACCCAGCATCAGTCGATAGGCTCGCGCCTTCGACGATACTAGGTCCTCGAAAATCCGATCGGGATCTCCGATCGGGGTCCAATCCGTGGGGCCGCGTTGGCCGACACGCATGATCCTTGTCATGCTGAACTGGAGCTCGTAGATGTCCGACACGGCGATTTCTCGCCATGCCATAGGGACACTACCGCTCCAGACCTTCTCGTACGACGTCAGGTGGATAGTCTGACCGTAGAGGAGAGATGCCAGGGACCTTGCGTGAGCTGTAGGGATCCGAGGGTTGGATGTTGGGCCGCAAAGGCCTGCGCCACCCAACGAACGAGGCAGGAACGGAGGCACCCCGTGTCGCTCGAACTCACTAGGCAAGTGAGGTCGGAGCGTACGGGCAACCGCGTAGACCGTCCGACGCGGGAACTGAGCTGCATACGCAGACTCAGCCAATCCCGCGAGCCACCAGTCCGGTGCTTCTGGAGCACCGTGACCGAATGGCGTGTCACCAACCACCAGGCCCTTCAAGGGCATGGCCAGGTTGGGGACCGTTCGGGCGACCTTTAGGCACCGGATCATGTTGATCGGGTACCGACGTCGGTTACTCTGTACCTTGCCCCGCCGTTGCGTGCGATAGATGGGTAGACTCCCATCCAGCATCGTAACCGCGGAACCCTTAAACTCCCAGAGGACTTCGAGGAAAACGCCCCGGTTAGGAGAGTTGAAGTGTTTCCCGGCGGAGAACTGGGCGCCGGTCGCGAGCATGGCTCGCTCGTACGCCCGGATCACCGCCGGCGTGGCTACACCAAGTAGGTCGTCGCCGCAGATGCGAGCGACGGACGACCTCGCCACGCGGGGCCCCGTCGGAGCCGGTTGGGCATGATCCCATGCCCAGCCGTGGTAGACGCACAGCAGAGACCAGGTGGTGGGCAAGCCCATCAACAGGCCTCGGCTGGTGACATGCGTCTCACCATTCGGCCAAGTCAC